AAAAGAATCAAATAGAACAGGATATGGCTCCATTTGGTTTTATGAGTGATGGATTGGATGGTGAAAATACTTTTGTTGATTCAGAAGGAGATAGATGGTTTACTGATGAATATGGAGATAAAGGTGGTGGAGTTGATGTGAGTAACAGTTATATGTGGGATTATATGTAATGTTTAATAAATTAAAAAAAGCATATGTTAATTTTACAGTTGCATTTGCAGTACCTTTAATTGTATTCAGTAATGTTTCTGGTGTTTATAATGGATGGAGAGAAAGACAGTATGAAATGTTTGAGAAAAGAGAATTGTGTGCAAAGTTAGTAAAACAAGGTGCAGTTACTTCACAGTTTTGCAATGAAGAAATCAAATATGGTATTGGACCACAAGCAGAGTTTGATTATAGAGTTACACCAATATTCAAGCAGATTGACTTAGCTGGTTTTACCATAAATCAATACTTTATGGTAGTTTATGATTGGGTTTGGATTAGAGTGGTAAATTTTGAAACATGGTTAAAGACTATCTAATGAGTGATAATCAATATGAATACCTCAAAAGACAACATTATTTGGCAACACATATGGAATTAACAGAAGAGAATGTAATCAGAGTTTTAGAAGAACTGATGCCTTACATAGAGGCAGATGGTGGATGGTTACAGTTTGTAGAAATAGAACATGAAACCAATTTTGTTAAAGTAAGACTGGGTGGTGCTTGTTCTACTTGTGCTATGAGTGCTATTACATTAAAACAAGGTATAGAAAGTAAATTAATGCATGAAATACCTGATTGTTATGGAGTGGTTCAAGTTCTGTGATAGATAGTAACAGTTATTAAGTTAGTTATGTTTGGAATGTTAAATGTGGTAGATGCTTGGAATGAAATCTCATGGGGAGATGCTATTCCATTTATTCTAGTATTGATTGGACTTTATTGGGTTAAAGTCAAGATTGATACATCTGCTGGTTTGGGTAGAAAGAAGAGTAGACAGTTACAAAGAATTATTCGTGATGCAATTTTAGAAACACAAATAAAAACAGGAAAACCTTAATAAGTGAATATAGATGAGCAGATAACTTATAACCATCTATTCCTATCTGATAGGAAGTGTAGAGTTTGTGGCGAGACAAAGAACCTAATAGATGGATTTTATTTAACTAGAAAGGATAGAGGAACTCTTCCATCTGCTTATTCTTATGAATGTAAGATATGTACTGCAAGAAGAGTAGTAAGAAATAGAAAGAGACATAGAAATTTCTCTGATTGGTTATATCCAGACTGGTAAACTGTTCGTGCGAAGTTTCCCCTCTGAAAACATTGAAAACAATAAATATTTTCAGATAAACTGAGAATTTTAGGGGAAAAAAGACATGGCGACTCCTCAATTATCTCCTGGTGTATTAATCAGGGAAGTTGATCTCACTGTAGGGAGAGCTGAAAACGTATTAGATAACATTGGTGCTATTGCAGGTCCATTTCCAATTGGTCCTGTTAATGAAGTAACACAAATCAATACTTCACAGCAATTAATCGATACATTTGGTAAGCCTCAATCAAATGACAATCAATTTGAGTATTGGATGACTGCATCATCCTTTCTAAGTTATGGAGGAGTTCTTAAGGTCGTTAGAACTAGCGGTACAGGATTAAACAATGGTAATGCTGGTGTAGGTATAGCATCTACAACTGTATTGGCTATTGAGAACAAAGACAATTACGAAGGTAATTGGAAAACTGCTACTAACTTCACTTATGCTGCTAAGAACCCAGGTTCTTGGTCAAACACAATGAAGGTTTGCTACATTGACAACCTTGCTGACCAAACAATTGGTATTACAACTGCTAGTTTGGCAACTGCTAAAGCACTTATTGGATATGGAGTTACCGCATCAATAGATGGTGTAGTTCTTCCTGGTGCAGGTACAACAGCAGCATTTAATGGTCATCTGAAAGGTATTATTACAGGAGTATCTACAGATGCTACTACTTCAGCAAGTACTATAAGTGTTAAGGTTACATCTAGAGTATCTTATGCTGGTACAGAAACTGCTGTAACTTATGCAGAAAGTGATCCTGCTAGATCATTTGCTTCAGGAGCAGTACTTAGAATTGTTAATAATGCTGGTATTAATACTGGTCCTGGTGGTACTGATGCAACTTGGACTACATCTAGTATTGCTGACTGGTATGACCAACAGACTCTTGGATTAACTAACTCAACTGTATACTGGAAGACAATTGCTTCTAAACCAGTTACTAGTAACTATGTTACTGAGAGACAAGGTTCTAATGACTCACTACACTTAGTTGTTGTAGATGATACAGGAGATATCACAGGAGTACAGGGAAATATTTTAGAGAAGCACACATTCCTTTCAAAAGCAAAGGATGCTGTTGCTGATGGAGAATCTGGTAAGAAGACTTACTATAAGGATTACCTTGTAGATAATTCATCTCAAATCTATGCTGGATACAACCCATCACAAGGAACTGATGCTTATTGGTTAACAAGTCCTAAAGCAGATGGTTTCTCATCTGGTTTTGTTGCTAACACAACTTCAGAAGGTACTTGGGGTGTAAATGCTCAAGGTATTAACTACAGTAGTTTAGGAAATATTTCCTATACATTTGGTGGTGGAGTTGATTATGGTTCTGCTGATTCATATGCAGCAACACTAGGAAACTTACTAACATCATACAATAAGTTTAAGAACAAGGATGATGTTGCAGTTGACTTCCTTATCATGGGACCTGGTTTAAATGTAGAAAGTGAGACTCAAGCAAAAGCTAATCTACTACTTTCTATCTGTGGTTCCAGAAAAGACTGTATGGCAACAATCAGTCCACATAGAGCAAATGTTGTTAATGTAACAAACTCTACAACTCAGACTAATAATCTACTGAAATTCTTCAGTCCTCTATCATCATCTTCTTATGGTGTATTTGATAGTGGATACAAGTACATGTATGACAGATTTAATAATGAGTTCCGTTGGGTTCCATGTAATGGAGACATTGCTGGATTGATGGTAAGAACAGGAATCAATGCTTATCCTTGGTTCTCACCTGCTGGACAGCAGAGAGGAATCTTGAATAATGCTGTAAAACTTGCTTACACACCAGATAAAGATCAAAGAGACCTTCTTTATTCTTCTAGAATTAACCCAATTATTAATCAGAAGGGTAATGGAATTCTACTCTTTGGTGATAAGACTGGATTAGGATATGCTTCTGCCTTTGATAGAATCAATGTTAGAAGGTTATTCTTAACAGTTGAGCAATCACTTGAGGGTGCTGCAAATGCTCAACTCTTTGAACTCAATGATGCAAACACAAGGTCAAACTTTGTGAACATTGTTGAACCATATCTAAGGGATGTACAAGCTAAGAGAGGTTTATATGACTTCCTAGTTGTTTGTGATGAAACAAATAACACTCCTGATATTATTGATAATAATGAATTCAGAGCTGATATTTACTTGAAACCAACCAAGTCTATCAACTACGTAACTCTGACCTTCGTTGCCACCAGAACTGGTGTAGCATTCGAAGAAATTGTAGGAACTGTTTAACTTTATTAAATAACAGATAGGAGGATCACAAACAATGGCTGACACAAGAACACTCTCACAATTTAAGGCAAAACTAATAGGTGGTGCTGCCCGCCCCAATCTATTTGAGGTATCAATTCCTACATTCCCATCCTCAGTCCAAGGTGACTGGGGACCTGGTGATGATTCAGAGAATGGTATTTTCAAATTCTTATGTAAAGCGGCAACAATGCCAGCTTCTAACGTAGCAACAGTTGATATTCCTTTTAGAGGAAGATCACTTAAAGTTGCTGGAGACAGAACATTTGATGATTGGTCAATAACCGTCATTAATGATGAAGACTTCAGACTTAGAACTGCATTTGAAAAATGGGCAAATGCTATGAGTAAGTTGGATGACGCAACTGGTGTTACTAATCCATCTTCTTATATGACTGATGCTTATGTTCAACAGTTAGGAAGGGGTAGTGCTCCTGGAACTGGAACTAATGATGGTGGAGATTCAACTGTTCTTAGAACATACAAGTTCTATGACATTTGGCCAACTACCATAGATGAAATTGCTTTAAGTTATGATACTGGAGATTCTATTGAAGAATTTGGAGTAACATTCAAGGTTCAGTACTTCACAGTTGGTAATTCCACTCAATCTAGTGGTTCTGGTGGAGAGGTTTTAATTAGTTGATAAATAGGTTATAATAGTAATATAAACGAAGTTATACGATGGCGAGATTATTTGGATTCTCTATTGATGATACCGAAAAAACACCCCCAGGTCTGGTATCTCCTGTCCCTCCTAACAATCAGGATGGATCGGAGCACTACGTAAGCTCTGGGTTTTTTGGTTCGTATGTAGATATTGAAGGTGTTTATAAAACAGAGAACGACCTACTAAGAAGATATCGTCAGATGTCTTTATATCCAGAATGTGATAGTGCTATTGAAGATATTGTAAATGAAGCAATTGTCTCAGATACAAATGATAGTCCAGTACAAATTGAACTATCAAATTTAAATGCTAGTGATGGTATAAAGAAGAAGATAAGAGAAGAATTTAGTTTTATACTTGAGTTATTAGACTTTGATAAGAAAGCACATGAGATTTTTAGAAACTGGTATATAGATGGAAGATTATATTATAATAAAGTTATAGATCAAAAAGCACCTCATGAAGGAATACAAGAGTTAAGATATATTGATTCTGCTAAAATGCGTTTTATACGCCAGATAAAGAAGCAGAAAAATAATGGTAATGGTAATGCATTTGCTAAAGAGGGAGTAACTCAATATGATTTCCCACCTATAGAAGAATATTTTATATACACACCTTCTGGAACTAATACTCAACAAGTCTATACTTCTTCTGGTGGAAATCCAGCAAAAGGTATTAAGATGACTCGTGATTCAGTCACTTATTGTACTTCTGGATTAGTAGATAGAAATAAGGGATCAACCCTTTCTTGGAT